ATTGATTACGATAAAAAGAATTGCGATATTAAAAATCTAATATCCTTATGCCGTTCTTGCCATTGTAAAACTATCTATCATAGGGATTATTGGAATAATTATTTTACCGAAAAGATTGAGGTGTTTTGTGAATGAAACCAATATAAATATTCACCTAAAATTACTTGACGAATTTTCTGCCAATATGCAGAAGTTTCAGAGCAACCTGCAAAAGACAGCACAGCGTGGTATTGAATTAGGCCGCACAATGAAACAGGTAGGCCGGGAAATATCTATATTAGGTCAAACTATGATGTGGACTGGCACGGCAATGACTGCGCCTTTGATACTGGCTTTCAAGAGTGCAGAAAAATATTCCGTAGATGTAGCCAGACAGACAGAGAAACTAAATGCAGTTTTTATAGGTTTAAGGACTACTGTTGCCGAAAGTATGCTTCCTGCTGTCAAGACTTTTACCGAATTATTAGGAAGATTATATATTGCCTTTAATAATATAAGTCCGGCCACCAGAGAAACCATAGTAAAGACTATTTTACTTAATGGCATATTTTTAATTATAGGTGGAACTTTGCTAATGGTAATAGGCAGGTTTGTCAGATTATTAGGAATACTGATAGTTCTGCCTTCTAAATTTACTTTATTTATGACTTTGCATCCTATCTTATTCTCTATTGCCGCAGGATTGGCTTTAATAGTTGGTGCTATGGAATTGTTCGGTGATAGGACTGTTTCTGCGTTAGGCAAAGCACAACAGGCCATTAATATGATACGCATCGGCTATGATAAATTAACTATTGCCATACTCAATGTTTTAAAATGGAATTCATATTTATTAGGCCAGTTTGATTTGGCACATTGGTTTAGAGGACAAATAACGGCGATAGAAGCAGAAATTAAAACTTTACAAGCCAATATGCAAAAAGTCTTTGAAACCAAGAAAGCCACAGGCCTTCTTGGCGAATTGGATGATATTAAAGCCGCGTTTGCTGATTTAGATAAGTATATGAAGAATATGCCTCTTCCGGATTTTGATGCTTTAATACAAAAGTGGAAGGATATGAAAATCAAGATAGAAACTGAAATTAAGACAATGGCGGATGTGATGAATGACACAATGAAGAATGTTGCTACCCAGATGGCCAGTTCTTTAGGCAACTTTTTTGGCAATGTTCTCGCTGGACAGATTGATGATGCAAAACAGATGTTCGCTGATTTTGGAAAAGCAGTATTGAATATTATAGGACAGGTGATTGCTCAATTGTTAATCAGCACAACTTTAGGCAGGATATGGTCACCATTTAATATCTTGGGATTGAAATTTCATCAGGGTGGAGTTATTAAGGCACACGCAGGTCTTGCCACTGACGAAGTGCCGGTTATTGCACAAGCAGGTGAAGGCATTATATCCCGCAGGGGAATGGCGAGTTTAGGTAGAAGCAATTTTGATAGATTAAATAGAGGGCAAGGGATGGCAGGCGGACAGATTATCAACCAGCCTATTATAGTCATACACGCGTGGGACGTGCAGGATATTATCAGGAATAAAAAAACAATAGAAGGAATTATTAGTAATGCCTTGCGGACTAATAGTGGTTTAAGAGGAGATGTAAAAAGATATGGATGATTTTTTCCTTAATCCGGATTATGTCTTTGATGAAACTCCACAATATAGCACTGCCATATCACAATTTGAAAATGGAGTTGAACAGAGAAGGCAAAAATGGGCAAGTTCATTGACCAAATATCGCCTTGTATATAAAAATAGGGATAGCACAGATAAGGATACCATACTGACTTTATTCAATGCCAAGAAAGGTGCTTTGACTTCGTTCACTTGGACGCACCCTATTTCAGCCGCCACCAAGACAGTCAGATTTGTGGAAGATAGTTTGACAATTAGTAATACCGTATATGGATTGTATGATATAGAATTTACACTTCAAGCAGTGAAATAAATGTATACATTAGATAGCACCTTTAAATCAGAGAAAAATAAAGCGGCTAATCAGCCAATCTACCTTTATACAATCCACGATTATGATAGTTTGCGAATTTCAGGAATTGCCACATCTACCTCAACAAATCATCTCGTAGATACAGAAGCAAACTTTGTGGTCGGTGATGTCGGGCGGACTATTCATAATACCATTGACGATACTTATGCAATAATCACGGCTATAAATTCAACCATTGATATTACTTTAAGTAAAAATATAATGGCTAATGGCGAAACCTATAACCTTGAGACAAACTTATATCTTGCCGAATACGATACCGATATAACTTATGATGGTATAACTTATACCAGATTTCCTATAAAGCACGATGAGATAGGAGAAAACTCGCAAGGAGAAATTGATAATTTCAAGGTTTCAGTAGCCAATGTAAATAGACTGATACAAGGTTATCTTGAAACATACGATTTAAGAGGCAAGAAGATTACGATTACTTTAGTTTGGGCAAACCAATTGGCTGACATTGATGCCAATATAAAGTTTATTTATTACATAGATAGTTATACGGCTTCACAAGATACGGTGGAGTTTGTATTATCAAGCAAGTATGACATTCTTGATTTGGAACTGCCACTGGGCAGATATAACAGGAATTATTGTAGATGGAAATTTAAGTCAATAGAATGTGGATATTCCAATGGACAATCTACCTGTGATAAGCGTAAGGCTACCTGCAAAACTACTATGAGCAATATAGCCAGATATGGCGGTTTTCCAAGCGTACCTACTCATAGAATATTCGTATGACGGAAAAAGATATTATCACAAAATATCTTGGTATCTCTTATAAACATCAGGGTAGAGGATTGGATGGACTTGATTGTTACGGGCTTATTATTAATATCTACAAGGATTTCGGAATATCGCTCATTGATATAAATGATGATTATGACAAGGATTGGTCTTGGCAGGGTAGGAATTACTTCATAGAGAATGCTCATCAGCAATGGCAGGAAATTAATAAACCAGAATTTTTTGATGTGGTGACATTCAAGAATGGCAAGGGGATAGTAAATCACGCCGGAGTAATGCTTGATGGTAATAGGTTCATACATACCTGCAAGGTAGGAACGGTAATAAGTAAGGTTAGCGACGATAAAAAACATAGATTAAGTGGTTATTACAGGTTTAAAAAATGATAACAATTAAACTAATTCCTGACATCTTCAAAAATGAAGGTCGCAAAGAAATCAAACTGCCTTTTAATAGGAATAAGATTTTACTTTCTTATCTTGGGGAATGCGGATTTGAATATAATGAATTAAGAATAATAGTAACTGGCAGGCGAGTTCAGGATTTAGGAATAGTCTTAAAGGATAAAGATGAGATAATTTTAACTCCAGAAATAAAAGTGCCTGCTGTTATATGGTGGCTTCCGTGGTGGGCTGAACTAATTTATGCTGTTGTAGCCTACGCGGCAATGGCCGCTATGGTTATATATTCAATTTATTCTGCATTTCAAAAACCGCGCACACCTTCATTTGGAACTGGTGAGGGGCTTGATGAGGGAAGTCCGACTTATGGATGGGATGGGATACAAACTATGCAGGATGTCGGAATTCCTATTCCGATTGTCTATGGAGAACACAGGGTAGGCGGAAATATAATCAATCAATTTATCCGCACTGATGGGGATAAACAATATCTGAACATATTGCTGGCCTTATGTGAGGGCGAGATAGAGGATATTGGAGATGTTGAAATAAACGAAAACCCTTCTGCCAATTTTGCTGGTATTACTCTTACCGAAAGATTAGGCACAAATACCCAAACTTCAATATCTAATTTCAACGATAGCCACAGTATCCAATCTTTTAATATTAATCTTACAAAAAACAATAAACAAAAAAAGACCACAGTAAAAACGGATGTTACTGCCTTTGAATTAAACTTAACTTTGGTAGGCGGTTTATTTCAACAACCCACTGGTGGCAACATACAGTCTTGGTCAGTAACTTATTCGGTAGAATATAGAGTTTATAATGTAGGTAATGGGGATGAAGATAACTGGTCAACTCCTGTCAGCACTACCATAAGTGCTTTATCAAGGTCTAATGTGCGCAGGGTATACCGCAAGGCTGGTCTTACCGCAGGGCAATACGATATCAGGGTTACCAGAACTTCCGACGATAGTTCATTAGACCCGATGAAACAAGGTGATTTATATCTTATGGGCATAGATGAGATTACTCAAGATGAGCCATTGATATATCCGAATGTGGCAGTATTGGGAATAGAAGCACTGGCCACAGACCAATTGAATGGCGCTGTGCCTAATATTACAGTATTGCTCAAGGCGAAAAAAATCAGTGTCCCGAAAATAATGTATGGTGGCGCAGAAGTAGATTGGGAAAATTATTATTGGGATGGAGTGAGTGCTTGGAAAAGATTTAGTGATGATGCCGAATGCACTTGGGATAATTCAACTTATGTAACCAAATATTCTGCCAATCCAATATGGTGTATGAAAGATTTACTTATCAATACCCGATATGGATTGGGTGATTATATTACTGCATCCTTGCTTGATAATGCTGAATTATTAGAGATGGCTAAATACTGTGAAGAAAGAGTTAGCGATGGTGAAGGCGGATATGAAAAAAGATTTAGATTAGATATAGTTATAGATAGTTCCACAAGAGCATTGGATTTAATAACCCAGTTGACAGCGACATTCCGAACATTTCCTTTTTATTCGGCAGGCGCTATAAAATTAAAAATAGATAAGGCAGATACTCCTGTTCAAATGTTCGGTATGGGCAATATCATAGCAAACAGTTTTCAGGAGAATTGGAAGTCAATAAAGGAAATTCCTAATGTCATAGAGATACAGTTTTTGGATAAAGACAAGGACTATAAACAGGAAATTATCTCGGTGCAAGATGAGGCGGCACTTGCCGTAGGTGATCCGGTGAGGAAGAAATCATTAAGATTATTCTGCACAAGGCAAAGTCAATGTATCCGGGAAGGCAGATATGTCCTTAACATAGCCAAGAATATAAACAGGACAATAACGCTGAAGGCAGGTATAGATGCGATTGCTTGTCAGGCCGGAGATTTGATAAATGTTAGCCACGATGTGCCACAATGGGGATTTTCCGGCAGGGTTCAGGCCAACTCCACCACTACAAGAATATATTTAGACCGCGATATAACAATTGAAAGTGGCAAAACCTACAGAATTAGAATAAGGTTCAGCGATGATACGCAGGAAGAAAGGACGGTTTCCAATGATGTAGGCATTTGGAATTATATAAATGTCAATGATGCTTTCGGACAGCAACCATTAATGTATGATGTCTATGCCATAGGTTTGGAGAATATAGTAATCAAACCGTTCAGGGTGGTGGCTTTGAAAAGGTCTGGAAATAATGAAGTGGAAATAAATGCCATAGAATACGATGAAGATGTTTATAACACTGATACCATCGTTCTGCCGGATAATAATTATTCTGCGCTTACTTTTGAAACTCCGGATGTTGCAGGCCTGACTTTGACTGAAAGATTGGTTAAACTTAATGATGGCACGATTGAGAATGTAATAGATGTGTGGTTTCAGAAGCCGATTGACAGCACAAAAGTTCTGGCCTATGAAAAGGCGAAGATTTATCTATCTGATGACAATGGTGCAAGTTGGGGATACAAAGGAGAAACTTCCGGAATTCACTTTGCCATTATTGGAAACTTAATTGATGGGATAACTTATAAAGTGGCAGTAACGAGTGTGGCCTATAATAGATTAGAAAATGCCATTGCCAATTCACCACAGTCAACCATACAATTAATAGGCAAGTCAGCGCCGCCGAGTAATGTAACTACTTTTTTGGTAAACCAGAGTAGGGATAGGCTATATTTTGGGTGGATACACATTACTGATATTGACCTTTCTGGGTATGAAATAAGATGCGGTGGAAGTTGGGATACCGCAGAAGTTTTGGCAAGTAATATAAAAAATAATAATCTGATACTTCTCAATTTTAGAACAGGTGCTTCACAATCATATTGGATAAAAGCAATAGATACTTCTGGCAACTATTCCACAACTGCCAAAGTGGCGGTCATTACGATAGACAATATTCCTTTCACCAATATCATAATAAGTTATTCTGAGCAGACCGGTTGGGCAGGCACAAAAACACACACTTCTAAAGTGGGGAATAATCTTGAAATTGATGCTACCTATTTAACAGGAACTTATGTTGCTCCGGTAAGGGATATTGGCTTTGTTGCTACTTTCAAAATTGGAGTAGGAACTATAATAACTGTTTCTGGAGATGCGACTTGGCAAGACTTTGGAGAGGGAACTTTTGCTGATAGTGAAACATTGAGGTTTCTTGGCGAAGAAATTGCAGGCGCTACTACTTTTGAAATAAGAACTTCTGTGGATGGAGTTGACCCTGATGTGAATACTTGGACGGCTTGGTTGCCTTGGCAGGCCGGAGATTATAAGTGCCGTTGGTTTCAATTAAGAATGACAATGAACAGAGTTTCCACTGCACAGGTTTTGCAGTGTTCAGAATTCAATTCCTATGCGGATTTGCCGGACATAGATGTGTTTGGAAATGATACAGTTTCAGTTGCCGCAGATGGCAAGGCAGTCACTTTCTCAAAAGTATTCCACGAAAATCCTTCTGTAAATATAGATATTTTAAGTGGTGATGGATATGTGCATAAATTCAGCGTAGTGCCAAG